AATCTCCAGTCCATCGGAAGAGTTCTCAGACTTGGTAGAGACAAGGTAAAAGCAACGCTATATGATATAGCTGACGATATTAGTAGAGACACTGGAAAGAATTATACTCTCCTACATCTCTTTGAGAGATTAAAAATATACAAAGACGAAAATTTTAATTATGAAATCGTAGAAATAAAACTAAAGGATTATGGCAATTAACTACGCAAAACATGAAGAAGAATTCCACGGGATATTTAAACTATCTAATGGTGAGGAAGTTCTTGCGAAAGCTGTACTGACTGAAGATAATGGTGAAACACTAGTGTTCATGCAAGATCCTATTATGATTCAAGTTATTGAAAAGGTAGTTGGTGAAGGGAAGATGATGCGTGGTATGGGATTCCATAAATGGATGCACTTATCTGATGAAGAATTTTTTATTATTCGTGAGAAAGATATTATATCTGTTGCGTCTATGAGTAAAGAAGTAGTATTGATGTATGAAACATTTCTGTCACAAGATGCAGAGGGTGTTGAACAAAAAATGCAACGGCAGCAGCGTCGGAAAACAAAAATTCAAGAAGCTACTGGATATCTAGGAAAAGTAGAAGAAGCTAGAGCATTATTTGAAAAATTATATAACACATAATATATCCCTGAACCCTTGACATGGTTAGTCTACATACAATTGACAAAGTTGTCAAGCCCTGATAAAATATAAGTACCGAAAGGGGGATATTTAATGAAAAAAGTTGCTCCTAAAAAGAAACAGCATTATGTTAACAATGCAGATTTTCTTGCAGCGATTGTAAAGTATAAAGAGAAAGTCAAAATTGCTGAAGAGCAGGGACTTCCAAAACCTCGTGTCAATAATTATATTGGCGGTTGTTTTTTAAAGATAGCAACGCATTTATCTTATAGACCAAACTTTATCAATTACATGTATAAAGATGATATGGTCTGTGATGGAATTGAAAATTGTATACAATACATAGATAACTTTGATCCAGCAAAAAGTAAGAATCCATTTGCATATTTTACACAGATAGTGTATTATGCATTTCTACGTCGTATTGCTAAAGAAAAACGTCAAATGGATATTAAGGATAAGATCCTAGAAAAATCTGGATATGATCATGTATTTTCTACTGATGGTCATGATGGTGACTATGTAGGAATTAAAAATCGTGTTGAGATGAATTCTAAACGATGAAGATCTTATTAATAACGGATCAACACTTTGGTGTTCGCAACGATAATAAACATTTTATTGAGAAGTATAGAAAATTTTATTCAAAGATTGTAATACCATATTTAAAAGCATCTGGTATTAAAGATATTATATGTCTTGGTGATACGTTTGATCGACGTAAGTATGTTAATTTTATGTCTCTTGATGCTGCAAGAGAAATGTGGTTTGATCCAATAAATGAATTGGGATGTCACATGACTACATTGATTGGTAATCATGACATCTATTATAAAAATACATTAAGGATTAATGCACTTAACGAATTATTGGGAGGGTACGACAACATCGATATCATTGATGAACCTACCACCCGTAATTTTGGTGGTACTGATCTTTTACTTCTTCCTTGGATATGTGATGAGAACAGCGATAGAACCTTACGAAGCATCACAGATAGTACTGCACCTGTCTGTATGGGCCATCTTGAGCTTAATGGCTTTGAAGCTCATCCAGGTCATGTAATGGATCGTGGTATGGATCCATCCATATTCAAAAAGTTTAAAAAAGTATTTA